AAGCACTAGGACTAAAAAGTGTATTTAAGATTGAGTTAGGATTAAAATGAAAATAATTATCACACACGGTAGCGGAGGCCCAGGAACTGCTGAATGGAATGCTAGTTCTTTTTTTGAAGAAATGGGCTACGATGTAGAGGTTAAAGATTACTTTGTTGACTTTGATATAAGGTCTTTGCGCTGGTGTGATTCTCCTGAACATAAACAAGATGCTTTTGACATTACTTACAAAGAAATGTTTGACAGTATACAACTCCCCGAGGACGAAGATCTTATTCATATAGGATTTAGTCTTGGGGGATTTTTTGGATTATACAAAGCAGAAAAATTCAAAAAGAATTATTTGTTCTATCCAGGCGTGCAAGGAATTACACAAGAATTACTAGAAAAAGATTATAGTAACACTAGTGTAATTTTTGGCAGTGAAGATAAAGGACAGAGCAAGTATAATGCATTTAAAGCACAATGCAAAAAACCTCCTTTAGCACATTATAGTTTAAAAGATGCTCATCATGCATTTATGGTTAGTAGTATAGATATGGAATTTTCTATGACAAGATACAATACTATAGGTAAAATAATGGACGAACAAGAATTTGCTGAGTTGAAACCTAATCATAAATATATGTCAGAACGTTATGGATATTCAAACGAAAAAACTATTTTACGTTCACACCATGGTTATAGAAATCAATACTTGCAAATAATTGGAGAAGAAATTAGTGAAGCCTTTCCTCGTATTTGAGAATGGAACTACATATACAAAAGAGCAATTTGATAATAAAGCAAATGTATATGCAGAAGAATTAAGATCTGCAGGATACAATAAGACTTGTCGTATCGGTGTTTACAGTAATATAGAAAACATATTTAAATTATTTGGTGCAATGAAAGTTTGTAGTCCTACAATTATTGATGCCACTTTGACTAAAACAGAACTAAGTTATTATGATGTAGATATTTGGGCGCATGAATTACCTAAACCCCGATATAATCAATGTAAAGAAGATGAAGTTGTAGGTATATGTTCAAGCGGTAGTACTGAACAACCTCGTATAGTTCCGTTAACCGAGCAACAATATAATGTAAACGGACTTGATGTAAACATTCAATTACATGGAAAAATTACACAAAATGACATTACAATAAATTGTATACCTCTTTGGGTCTGTATAGGATTTCAGACTTTTGCATTATGTTATAAAACCGGAGCAACGTACTATGTGTTAGATGATCCGTGGCAGGACTGGCCAACAATTAATCCTACATTCTTTATTGGTTCGCCTAATGTACTTAATAAACTTATGCAAACCGATGTACCCTATAAAAATATGAGTGTAAGACACATACGAACAGTAGGTGCACCAATGTACAAAGATTTTAAAATAAAAGCACAGCAATATTTTAATTGCATTACAACAGACAGTTATGGTATAAATGAAGTAGGTACTATTAGTATTATGCATCATCCGCAAAAATATGATAGTGTAGGACATGTATTAGAAGATATAGATTGCAAAATAGTAGAAGGTGAAATTGTAGTAAATGGATTTGCTACAGGAGATTTAGGACATATAGATGATGATGGATTTTTGTTTATTACGGGTAGAAAGAAAGAAGTTATTATTAATGGCGGTTGGAAAATCATGCCCTACGAAGTTGAAAAAGCATTATTAGACTGCGGAGCAACAGATTGTATTGTGTACGGTTATGATAGTGTACATGCACTCGTAGTAGGCAATGTAGACGAAGATAAACTTAAACAAAGTCTTTCAGTATACAAGATACCACATATAAAATATGTAGATTCAATACCTCGAAAAGGTCAAGGTAAAATTAATAGAAAAGACTTATTAGATGAACTTAATAGAAAAAACTGATTGGTACGCTGATTATATAGTACAGTGGCGTCCTACTGATATGTGTAACTACGATTGTAGTTATTGTTCACCTGATAATCATTTACCTATTGTAAAGAAAAATATACCAACAGTAGAACAGTTAATAATTGCTACTAATAATATTAGAGATAGCATAGCCAGAGATAAAAAGGTTTTAATTTATATTACTGGAGGAGAGCCTTTTCTTATTCCAAAAATACACTTATGGTTTAAACATATGGCAAAATGTAATTTTAATGTAGGTGTGTTTACTAATGGCAGTATGCCTATTAAAACCTATTTAAAATGTAAAGATAGTTTTAGTCATGTTAATATTAAAATAAGTTTTCATCCTGAAACTGCTAATATTGACCATATAGCAGAACTTGCAAATAGTATTATAGAAAACAACGGCAACGTTGAAATACGTGCTATGCTGGCTAACAAATTATTTGATCGTGTAGATGAATTAGAACAAAAACTAAATGGTATAACCGTTACTAAACTACCGGTGTTTCCTTTATACAATAAAAAAACAAACACTGTTAATCCTACATATGCAAGTAGTAAAAATTTAAAACAGTATTCTCAAAAAATAGATAGTGGTAATTTAGGATATTTTACACAAGATGAATTAAAAAGAATAAAAGATAGTAAGCAATCACAACCTGAGTATCTAAATGTAAATGTAGACGGTGTTGCTACTAATGCAAGTACTATTGTTAGAAACAATCAAAACAAGTTTAAAGGTTGGAAGTGTGCAGTTACTAATAAAAAGATTCTAATACAAGCCAACGGTGATATACAATATGGAGTATGTGCTAATGGTGGTATTGTTGGAAATATATTCCAACCTACAAAATTATTTACTCAAGATTATAGTATCTGTCATAAAGACGAGTGTCATACTATTGATGAAGTTATGATTTCTAAATTTAAAGTTAACTAAATTACGCTATAACAGGACTGCCCTGATTTGCAATACTCACCCAACCATTTGCAGTATATATCATTGTTATACAATCATTAACATCTTCTAATGTAATAGTTGTTCCATTTGCGAATGTAGTTGGAGTAATAGTTGCATCACCCCCGTCAACAGCCATAGTAATAATTTTAATTTGACCTGTTGCACCATCTGCTAGTGTGTATGCATCTGCACCTGTAGTTGTAATTTCTGTTATAGTTGTATCAAGATCAATTGCACCTGGACCACTAATTGCTTGTACACCTGCTTGAATGTGTCCGTCAATTTTAGCGTTACCTGGATTAGAACCTTGCTTCTTAACATGAAGTTGTGCTTCTGGTCTGCTTGTTGCAATACCAAGTTGGTTATCACTATCCAGTGTAACAATGTTTGCTACAGTACCTGAACTGTTTGCAGTTAATAGTGTAATTCTACCTGGGTTAGCACCACTTCCTGCATCACTTACAGTTGCATCTAAGTCTGTTGAAATTCTAATAACACCAGCAGTTTTGTATGTGTTTGTTGGACCAACATAACCTTCGCCTCTTGCGTCCAACATAGTATCGCCTTCAGTGCCACCTTGTACTGGTTGCGGAGCCGCTAGTGTTCCTCTTTGTGATCTATACATCAGTCTAGGTCCGTTAGCACCTGTTTCTGAAATACCAGTTACTCTGATTGCTAATTGATCAGCACCTTCATAAGTGTTATCAATGTTATTATTATCTGCTCTTACTGGGCCTGTTACTGGTCCTACAACTTCACCTTTGATTCCGTCAATTATTGTAGTTGAACCATCAGCAAATACACTACCTTGCATATCGCCTTCAAGTTTACCAAAGAATCTATCTGTTGCTGTGATAATTTGTGCATCTATATTTCTTGCACTAACATCTCTATTTTCTGAATCAAAAAATACACTACTATCTTGTGCAGTAATATCTCCAGTAGCATGAATACTACCTGTTACACTACCAAATACATCACCTTGAATATTACTAGATTGTAAAGTGCCTACTGTTGCTAGACCGCTAACGGTTGCACTAAGCAAGTTTACTGATTTTGCTGTAGCATTTAATACAACAGTACTATCGTCACCGACAATATCACCATTAATGTTGATTGCGTAAGTTTGTCCTTCAATAAGGCCAGCACCGCCACCTGAACCAGATACTTGTACCCAGCCTGTGCCGTTATAAATTTTTAATGTTTTAGTAGGATTATCAAATACAATTTGTCCTGCTTGCTCAGTTCCTGACAATGCAGTATACTCTGAACTACCAAATGTTGCTAGTTTTAAACCATAACCATTGTCAATGTCTACACTTTTTGTACCTGTATCAACACCGAATGATTGTCCGCCAACTGTATCAGTTACAATGAATTTTTTACCTGCTACTGGAGCAACTGTAATTTGTCCACCTGCGGCAGTATTTGTAATTTCGTTATCGTTAGTGTCAACATTACCACTTGATTTAACTTCAACGTTCAGTGGCTGACTCATTGAAATCTCGCCGCCGGTTGCACTAATAGTAGCACCGCCTAAATTAATTGTTGTACCTGACAGGAATAAATCGTTGAATCTTGCACTAGCGGAGCCTAAGTTGTAAGTTTCAGTTTGATCTGGAATAATGTGACCTTTTACAGTCCCGTCTAAGTTAATTGAACTATTAGTTGCATCTACTAAAATTGTACTATCAGCGCCAGTAACACTTTCTTTATCGCCGTCGTCTTCACCTGCAATAAACTTTGTACCATCCCATTGTAGGATTTGACCTAATTGTATACCAGTAATGTCTACATCTGATAATTGACTAATACTTCCTGTAGTGCTGTCTATAGCAACACCGCCCGCGGTTGTACCATCACCAACAAATAACTTTTTAGTATCGGTAGTATATATTAACTCACCTTCTAAAAAGGTTACGCCGGTTCTTTGGGCATTGGTACCTCTTCTAATTCTTAAACTCATTTAATGGCTCCTGAATATTCCATAATCTAACTTATACAGTATTTATGCCTTTGACAAACTAACTGTATCTTTATTTATTTACGTTTTTTCATAAAGGTTTTGGTACGTCCTTCGATGTCTTTACGCACCTTTTGGGTATTTAACCTAAAGTCTATAGTGTCTATAGCATCGTCATATTCGCGAAATAACGACTCTAATTGACGTTCTACATCAGGGTTTTCAGGGGCTTTATCGTTTAACTCTATAATCCATGCTTTACCGTCACGGAATTTAACAGTAATAGAGTGAAGGTATTCAAGGGGTACAGTACGTACTTCTATGTCCTTGAATACTTCCGGCCAATGAGCAATAACATCTTTGGATAATTTATTACGAGGCACTTTCGGTCATCTTTGCCTTTTTCTTAGTAGGTGCTAGTTCTTCTGCTTGCTCCCTTAGTCTCTTTGCTTCTTTAAACATAGAGTCGGCTTGTGACCTGTATTGTGCGGCTAATGCTTCATCATCTAACGGTACTTCGCCTGCTGGTGCTGTTGCTGTATCTGCTACGTTTGCAGTAGGTTTTTTTGCAACTGGACTTTGGGCTAGTTCGTCAATAGTTACACCTTTTTGGTCAGCAACTATTTGATTTAATTCTGCTAGATTAATTGCAGTAGTTCTTGTAGGCATTAACTCAACAATTTTTGTTGGTACTTTAACAAGTTTTCCTGTTTGGTGGAAACGTGCTAACATATTAGAACCATCAGTTAATTGTGTTCTTGCCATCACTTCTGATAGTTCGCTTTGCGATTGTGCCGCATTACTTTCTACCATATTAATTAGTGTGTCATGATCCGCGGCATCTAAACTTTCAGTATGAATTACTAAACAGTTATCTGATTCTCCGGGAATAGTTCTATACGCTACAACTAATTTTCTATTGTTAGTAGTAAGTCTACCAACATGTTTTATTTCTTGCGCCATATTATGCTCCTTTTGCAGGTCCTGCTTCAGGTGCCTGTTGTGCTTGCTGTTGTTGTACCGCTGAAAGGAATGCTTCAAGTTTTCCGTAAACTTGACCAACACTCATCATTTCATTCGGCTTAAATGCTCCACGCTGACTTGCAACATCAATAATTGTTTTAAGTCCTTGAAGGTCTTGTACTGACAAATCTGCTCCTGCTTGTGGTGCCGTTGCTTCTGCTGGTGCAGTTGCAGGGGCATCAACTTTAGGTGCATCTTGTACTGTATCTTTTGTATCGCTCATTATTAACTCCTATATTATTATATATGCGTACTTTACTTATTTGTACCGCAAAAGTGGACAGGCTAAAGTGAAATAACTTAGTTCTTTTCCGTCCTCAAACCCTACTCTTAGTACAGTGTTTGACTGGTATTCGTTTATTGCTTTTGTAACAATAAATTTGCCTTTTAAGTTACTTGATATCCATTCCTTTATTGCGGATTCTAGGTTATAAAGCACTTCAAAATCACTATATTCATAGTGCGGTGGAAGTACTTTAGGATTTCGAATTTCAAAAATATTATTTGGATTTGGTGTTTTAAGCAGTTTCTTCATAGTGTGCAGTTACTCCAAATGGTGCTTGTAGTGTCTTATCTCTATTACTGTGAATAACAAAAATAGTATCGCAGTAATTTTCATCACCCCAACTACCCCAAGGATATCCATCTGTAAACATGATAAACTTTTTAGGTTGTATATCATTATATTTCATGTATTCCCAGTTAGCGTCAAAGTCGGTGCCACCACCTCCCATAATTTCATAGTCTAGTAAATCAGTGCCACCGTCTGCACTAAAGTCTTCTTCATTATAAACTTTAGTATCAAAACACCATAGTTTAATTTTATAATCTTTGTATTCGTCCATAATACCTTTTACTTCTCCTAAGAAGTCTTCGGCTTGTTTATTACCAATTGAACCTGACATATCAATACCAATAGCAACATCAATAGTATCCATAAAGTTCATACCTGGAAGTATAGCACCAGTGTGCCAACCTTTACGTGATGGACGGCTAAAAGTAAAATCACTCTTAATAGTTGATTGAATTTGTTGACGTAATAGTTCACGCCAGTTCATTTTAGGCTCTGTAAGATCTTTAATCATACGTGCAATTTCACCTGGTGTATTACCAGCACCTGCAGATTGTGCAGATGTAATCATACTTTCTTTAATTTCGTCACGTATCTTTTTTAATTCTTCTTTTGAATATGTAGGACGTTTAGATTTTTTCCCGTCTTTTCCATTACCTTGACCAGGTGCTTGACCTTCTTGATCCCCGTCTTTTTCCCAGTCAACGTGTTCATCAAGTAATTGACCAAGTGCTTCTAATTGTTCGTCATCATACTTGTCTTTAATATCATCGTATACTTCTTCTGAAGTCCAACCGTCATATTTAAAGTCTTGGAAAATTTGAACTTGATTTACTACTTCGCCTATTTTATCACGTACTAATAAATTGTTAACAAGATAGTCACATGCAATATTATAAACCATAGCATCACGGTCTTCACGTCTAGTAATATGATCAAATACACAGTGTAAAATTTCATGTGCAATAACAAATTCGATTTGTTTATTGCTTAACATATTAAAAAATTGTGTATTGTAATATAAGTTACGGCCGTCTGTTGCGGCAGTAGGACACCAATCATCACAGTTTTGTACTCGCATACGTGTAGCCATATTACCAAAGAATGGATGTCGTAGTAAAAGACCCACTCGGGCCACAATAACTCTATCGTGAACTTCTTCACGCATAACTGCAAGTTCTTCGGGGGATAATTCTACTGGTTTGAATCCTTTAGTATCTAAGCCCATGCCATGTCCTTTCTATTACTATACATATATAATAACATATTTACGCTATTAGTCAACCGCTTTTGGTAACAAAAAAGGGTAGAGCGAACCCTACCCTTTAATGATTTAGTTACTGGCGGCACTAATGTACTTGCCAAAACGTTCGTGGAATTCATCAAAACATGCAACTTCATCTGGATCTATTGGAAGTTGATATTGTGTAATAGCAACTTTAATACCCATAACTACAAGTTCTGTTTCGAAGTTATCCATCGCAAATCGCAGGAAGTTATTAACCATGTTATCAAACTTTTTGTCATTCTTATCTGACGCTTGTTTAAGTTCATAGCATAAGGACACTGTCAAGGAATACATGGCACTGATTTCTTTAGTGCCCATTTCTTTAACTTTACCTGCAAGTATATCAGTTGGATTAGGCATACTAGCGGCAACCTTACGGTGAGCCATAAATTTGACAGCCAAACCTTCTCCTACTGCACCACTGATCAAATCAGTAGTTGTACTTTCGTCATCGTCATCTTCAAGCAGTTCACTAACAAACGACCAAGTTCTTGGTGTTGCAAATGAACGTGAAGGAGACTTTGGATCGAAATCGTATAAATCTTTTTTACTAAATGTCAAGTAACCTACAACATCATTATGTTGATTGTTTTCTACTGCCCAAGCAAACCAATCATCAAAGTCTACAGCCAATTCTAAGTGTACAAAACGGTTGGCTAACGGAGCAGGCATTCTATAAGTAACACCTTTGTCTGCTTCACGGTTACCTGCCGCTACAATAAGAACATTGTCAGGCAACTTGTATTGACCAACACGTCTGTTTAGAATTAATTGATATGCCGCCGCTTGTACTGCCGGAGCCGCAGAGTTCATTTCATCTAAAAATAAAACAATGTAATCAAACTGTTTTGCAAATTCTTCTGTTGGAAGTTCTGCAGGCGGAGCCCAAGTCATTGTATTATCGTTTGCACTATAATATGGAATACCTTTAATATCAGTCGGTTCCCAAAGTGATAGTCGAACATCGATAAGATGTGATTTTTTTAGTTGTTGTGTGATTTGCCCTACGATATCGGATTTTCCAATACCCGGAGGACCCCACATAAAGATAGGACGCTTTTTCTTGAATGCCCTAATAATACTCTTTTTTGCTCCATTTGGAGTTACAGTGCGTACTACAGATTCCATGTTATATTCCTCGTTTGTTTGTATCAGTGCCATACTTAATTTCTTAGTATGTATATATAATAACACAGGTTATATGGAAAGTCAACCTATTTTGGTTAGGTCTTTTGTCTATTTAATGCTTTAGTAAGTCCGTATTTTTTAACATCACCGCTAAAAAGATGTAGTTCTAACGCTTTCTTTTCGTCCGTAACTTCTATGCAATACTTACATAACCAGTAAGGACAATCAATAAACTGATCTAACCAAATTATAGTATTGGTTGTAAGTTCAAAGTCTTTTGGAAAAGGTACTTCAAATGTAGATAATTCTAATTTACCTTTTATGAATTCTAAACCTGCATCAGTTAGACGTAGTCCGCCTGTCTTTTTTGATCTTGTGTTCTGCCACCATGTAGACATATACTCGGTCATTGTAACATCTGATATGGCAATGTCGGCATGTTTTAGAAAGATCTTAGTATATGTTTCTTTCTTCATTCTTCTTCAACTACATCACCTGTGCTAAGTTTATAAACTGCAAAGTCAGTTGAATTGAACATCTCATTTAATTTGCTTGCTAGATTGTGTGCATGACCAGGATTTGAAAAACTAGTTTTCTTATATTTAGGTCCAGGGTAATTCGTTAACATGTTTGAACTTTTTAGATTGAAAGGTTTATCTTTATGAAACACAGCCCAAATAGCATCTGCTTCTAAAATTTGTTCACTACGATATGTTTTTTTATTAACGTATTCTAGTAATACTGTTGGCTTTGGCCTACTCATATGCGTATCCTTTTTATAATGTACGCATATATTTATCTCTTTTTGTAAGTTAAAGTAGCAGTTATCTTAGTGTTAGGCCTAACTTCTTTACAGTTTGTTGCACACACAACGCTTGTACTTTACAATCTTCTAATGCATTATGTGCCGCAAACTTTATTTCTTTACGAGGATCTGTTGGCATAATGCCAAACAATGTTCTACTGTCTTTAATTTTCCAAAACGGCCAAGGAACATGATGTTCATATTGTCTAAACAAATCTTCTAATATAACAATATCAAATGCAGGTCCTTGACACCAAATTGTATCAACCCCTACACACCATTTGTTTAATGCTTTAAGTATTTCAAATACTGAGGTACGATTGTCGTCACCTAATGCTTCTTCACGTACATCTTCTGCTTGTGTAGCCCACCAATCCATTGTGCTTTCAGATATTGTACGACCTTTGTTAAGTTGTTCGTCTACATCAAAACGATAATAAAAAGGTTGCAATGTTTCTTTAACAGAATTTGGATCGAATTTAACGCCACCGATTGTCAACACTGTTGCCGTTGGTAAAACATCTAGTGTTTCAAGATCAATCATTGCATGAGTTGTCATTTACATTATCCTTATTAAGATGATTACTTGTAAAACTAAAACAGCAATCGGCACTATAGTTCTTATTAGTTCCATAGTATGATTATACTCGTCTAGTTTTCTTTCAAGTTTATTTCTTCTAGCCATATTTTCCTTATTGTCGTTTAAACCTTACTTTAGTATATGTTTGTGTAAGATCACAATTTGAATTTACACGATAAGATCCAAATTTTAAATATAATTCTTTAAAAGGTCCATCTGTATCATGAGTCGAAGTAACAAAATTACCATTTACATAATAATCTACTTTAACACTTCTTTTTTGTACATCTAGTAATGCTACTAATTCAAATGGTCCAGTTGGTACATCAACATCGCCTGGCTCGTCCCAAGTACTTTTTCCGTTATGTACATTGCCATCATCTGTGCGAAATCTATTAAATTCATTTATACCAAACCAACTAGGGGGTGCAACCATATAACTTGCATCATGTACCTGGAATAAAGTATTTCTATATGCAGGCTTACAATTTCTTTCAATATCAATAATTGCTGACCATTTATATTGTCCTACCGCTATACGTCCTTTAGATTTAACTTCACTACGTTCAGAAAATTTCCAAGAGTGTTGTGCTTTTTTATCACTAGGACAACCACCTACTTCACCTTGTTTTACATGAAAAGTGTATGTACCAAACCAATTACTATATTTGCTACCACAACTTGCTTTCCATTCTAATGCTTTTACTGAAGTGGTGCTAAGTGCTAAAAAACCTAAAGTAATTACTAGTGCTTTAAAACTAAACTTACCAATCATTTCCACCATCCATTTGTACTTCAACAACTTCTTCTTTGTTTGCATTTTCTTTAACAAATTTTTCCATATCGCCTTGTAGCCTTGTCATTACTATACCTAATGTAAATGCTAATCCTTTTGCTTGTTGGATTGTTAATTTAACTTCTTTTGCTTGCCCAGAATCAGCCTGTTTAACCTGTTGGATAAACTGCTGAATAGGTGCAGTATTAAGAGGATTTTGCGTTGACACGTGATAACTCCGTTCTCATTTCTATATCAGTCTTAAACGGACCGCTATAATTATATCGTTCAATTGTTATTTGTTTAGGACAAAAACTTTTGACCCAACCTTTTTCAAATTGAATACAATAGTAACCTGCACAATATAAACTTTTGCTTTTGTTACTTTTACTAAACAAAGGCAATCTATTTTTTACATCATACATTGGATTAAAAGGTTCACAACTAGTTGGATACCCATGTACTTCAAACTCTGATTTCGATATATCATTGTCGGCACTACTCCAACTAATCTTACCTAAATGTTTTTTAAGTTGATTAAAGTCTCCAAATACTGTAGTACCTTGTCCACAAGAATATGTATAACACTCCTCGGCGGCACTTAAAGTACCTACTTTAGATCCATTTTCTTCTACGATCCAAAACTTATCTTTTAATACTTCTTTTGCTTTTATTGTCATACCGGATACCTCGCTTGTAGTGGTTCTGCATAGTATTGTGCCTGGTCTGCAATACGTTGCATATCCCATTTAGCACAAAATTTCATAAGACGCATGCCAACCTGTTGTACTTGTTTAGGTGTCATGTGTTCTTCTATTACATCATTAATAATACTTCTAATGTTACCAGGTTGTGCAGTTAAGTCACATAGTATAACATTACGTTGATAGTCATCTAGTACACGATGCTCGTCGCCATTATGATCAGTCCAACGCTGTAGCATCATGTTGTTCCAATTATAACCTTTTGTTTGTTTATCTTCAAATGCTTCAATAAGACCAACTTTGTTCTTAGTACCTTTCTTGCGTACACCAGGGTAAGCACTAAACACATTATCACTTGTGTCGCCACGCATACATTTTTCAAACAACATAAATTCAGGGTGCGGAGCAGGTTTTGCTTCTTTAGTTTTCTTATCAATTACATTATTACCTTTCTTATCAAAGTAACCTTCGTGTGTAATTGTTACATCTTGAATACCATTATACTGTTTACAGTTAGGTGCAATAAGTTGTGCAAAGTCGCCATCAGTACTAATGATAACATGATTATCATTAGGATGTGCTTGTACCCAACCTGCAATAAGATCATCTGCTTCTAATTGTGGATGTTGCATAACAGTACAGTTAGTCTTAGTATCTACAAAGTCTTTAAACTCATCAAACACTTCCCAAAACACTTTATCTTCTTCTGCTTGTGCAGGAGTAAGTGCATCACGACTTTCTTGTCTGTTACGTTTGTAAGGTTCATAAAAGTCCTTACGCCAACTGCGTCCTTCTAAGCAGAACACAACATGATCTGCATTAAAGTCTCGCCATGCTTTCTTAACACCACTAAGTGTAATGTGAAATGCCATACCGACTTTATCATCTATACTACCACGTACTACGTGTCTTGCACGAAAGAACGTGTTAGCAGTGTCTACTAGAATATAAGTTGCCATTAATTTGCCTCTGTGTAATTTATAGTATTATTATAGCACCAGATCTGGCTGTTGTCAACCATTAAGATATTTCACTCTTGCCCTTGTCAATCGGAACTACGTTGATATATCCTGCATCACGCTTAGGATCTTGTCCTTCTTCTTCAAGCATTTGTGAAATAACAGTTTTAAACCATGCATCAACTATTTGTTCATTTGTTTCACCTTTATAGCCTGCATCTAACAACTGTTCAATAAATTCATTGTTCCAATCCAATTCAAAAAAACCGTTACGGATATTATCTGGATTAACTTGTGTATCTAATACTGCTACCCAAGGCTTTTTATCTTTAGTTGCTTGTGCTTTTTCTTTTTCAAGAATAGACCTACGTTGTTCTTCTGTAGTCTTTGCTTTAGGCTTTTCATCTATTTTTTTAGAAATACCTGCATCTCTTACTAGTTTATTCCACCACCCCATTTTAGTACTCCACTTTTTGTTGTAGATACTGTATTTCAATATTCTTTGCACCAGTATCTTCATTATGGGTATCGTGCAGTCTATACGATACTCCATGTTTATATAACTTAACATTTAGTTTGTTTATACTATCTACATACAAACGTAACTCTTTAACTATATCTGCTACTTTAGGATCTTTCATTACCATCCTGCCTTTCTAATCCTATCTTCATCAATAGGTG